CGTAGACGGGTGCCGATGACGTCTGAGTATCGGATGTGATTATTCGTCGGTTAGAAGCTATTGACCAAGGGGAATTGAAAAGAACCTGTGAGTTCTTGTTCAAAAACCAAAGGTAATAGCCCCTAATGTCGACGAAACTTCTCCGCTTACACTTTGCAGTGTAGGCTTTGAAGCAACTAAATGGTCCACACTTGGTATTAGCAAACACAACAACGTAACCACTTTTACGTTGAGGGTTTGCTTTCCCAGTAGGATATTTAGTTGAACACATACGATGCTTCAGAATTCCATGGGCTCGAGCCATATCAGGGTCAATCCAGACCCCAGATAAGGTGCTCTCGTTGAAAGGAACAAAAGGAAGCTTATATTCTTTAACTAAGTTAAAGAGATATGCTTCTAATGTACCTCCAGGGAGAGCAATACTCGCTATCGTATTAACTAAGTGGCATAGAGAAGCTTTACGCTTGTCTATATCTCTTAGGTAGATAGGAGTAACATCGATACCATTAAAGTAGTCTTTTCCGCAGGACTCTCGAAAGGGACCTGAAGAAAAGGATTTATCTACATTAATGGTAAACCCAAGGAATCTTGTTAGGTCGAGGAAATCATTGTAAAATTCTTTCTCTATGATAACATCGTCACCATAGACAAGAAAGTTACGTGATCCCACGGCATAACAGGCGGCAGCAAAAATCAGCGTTTCGATGACGAATGTGCTTCCGTTCCCCATTGAGGAGAACTTGGCATAAACGCCATCACCAAACACGCCCCTGTAACCAGGGGTCCGGACTCTGTCAAGATAGTTAAACCAGTCCACTGTAAATAGCAGCGCGACTGTGTTATAACTAATCGTGTCAGAGGCCTTACTAAAATCCACAGTGACAAAGTCATCATGGATTGAAGCGTGCTTGGAACGATGCTGATTTGCAGACTGGTCCGACAGATCAATTCCAAACATCCGTAAACGGCGTTTGGCGTACTTATCAAATGCAAGTTGGAGGGGTAAATTCCCTTCTGGCTCACATGCGATAGTACGGTCTGTCTTCCAGTTCTTCGGCACAAGCTCCACTCTATTCTTGTTCGTAGTCTTCGTTCTTATTGCAGTGAAACCAAACCAATGGTACACTGCTTTAAGAATCGCTTTTGCCTTAGGTGTAACCCAAGGTTTAAGCCTCATTTTTAGCTGAGGAAGACTATTCACTCGAGATGAGTGGGCCGTCGCTCCCGGAGTCACTTTCACAAGACGAGGTAAATCGTCCAGGAACGACTGGTAGTCCCCTAGTACGTTACTTATGTAACGCACCATTCTCGAAACCTTCTCTTGGTACTTTCGGTCCAACAGACCTAGGTGACCAACGAAGGAATGGAGACGGATGTTTGTATTAGAGCATTGGGCTTCCGCTTCATGAAATGAAGCTTCGGCCGATTGCTTACAAACATCCTTATTGGACAAGCATGCATTCTTTTTGAAGAATGCTTCAACTTGTCTAAGGAACTGCCAGTCTTTGACTGTATGCTTTGCCAAGTCAAAGTGAGAGGAGCATGATGTTAATCCGGCCAGGTTTCTAGATCGACGAAATCCGTCAACCTTTGAAACCAAAGCGGGATCAACGTCTGTCAGGTCTTGGATGTAACACCGACATATGTCGTATGTTATATCTGTAGGTTCCATGTGGAATCCTCCTTTTGAGATTTGGTTAACCATTAAGGAATTCAACTAATCTTTGAGAAAATTCAAGAATCAAATCACCGAAGTCGTGAACTCGGTGAACGATTACCTGAATGATCTCGCGGAGTAGCGATTCCATTAGGTTAACCATTCTTGTGTGCTGACACTGTTGGCAAACTCGTCTCCGCCGATTATATCGACGAAGAACGCGAGAGCCGCGGTGACATCGGCAGACTGTCCAAGGACAGGATACCGTACACAAGCCTCAAAAGAGACCTTGTTGGTGAGAATCACCCCATCGGCGTCCTCAGTTGCATGTACTACCTTGCAACTGTATTCGACCATGGTTTGATTCCCCTCCGGGACCTTGCGTTTCTCAATGACCAACTTCGGCTCGATAGCCGTGTGGCCAGTGAGAGTTGACGTGCGTGAGCTTCCACTATTGGAAAACTCTGTGAGGACTGTAGTCATTGCAGCCATTCCAATTACCTCCTAAGTTCGTTGAGCAATGAGCCCTATAAGATCTAAGATCTTTGCAGGATTCATTCTCACGAAATAATGCGGAGTTAATGGTACACTGCATGGCGTCCGTACCTCTAAACTAGCCGTAGAAGTGCCTTGCTGTTCCATGTCGCCACCGCAGTAGGTGTCCTTCACTTCTCCAATATAGGATTGGAAAGTGCGGGTCATCTCTACGCGAAAGCCCCATGAAGCAGAGTAGGCAGTCTCTAAAGCTAGGAACGAAGCAGCTGCTATGGATTTACCAACAGAGACAAACCAATCCAAAACGAAACTTAGTGGGATAACTTCCCACGCGGTTACGAAAGGATTGAATTGAAACTCTGGTATCCATACATCAGCCGTCACAGACCCACGTAGAGAAACAGTCACATGATCTTGGACAACTCTGTCCAAGTAAAAGTGAGCGAACTCTACTTGGTCTTCACTTACGTTTCTGGTACTAGTCTTAGTACCAGACCTCTCGGAAAATCGCTTTCGTTTATTCGCTTTACCGATATGAGACAATGCTTTAGACAAATCTTCAATGTCATAGAGCATGGTCCTCCATCCGTATCGCGCCGAAAGCCACTCGTTTGCGACAGACTTCCATTTCTTTGGAAACCAAATTTGTCTCCATTGAAATAGATTTTTCATGCGATATAGCTTAGTAGCTACATCCATGAACATGTGTCTGACGTCCGCGAGCTCCGCGAGGAAAGTGAGCGTGTCATGACCATTGTTAGAATAGATCTTGGACGCCGCTTCCTGAACGAAAATATCTTTCCGGTCAGGAACGAACGGCCAAAGATCGTCTTCAATGATCATCCACTTGTCGTAAGGACAGTAGCTATTTGTGGCGTACCAACGACTCGGTTCGTCACAATTCTTACTACTGTTTGAAGAGATGTCATACGACCCTGTGGTACTACCAATACTTTCGTATTTGTACCATGGAGTGTGTGGCATCAATTCACCTTTCCTTACGCGTCTGTGATAGTTCGGAATACCCCAGCCAACATAACGCGTATGAGTACGTCCACTTGCGTGGGTGTAATCAGCCGCTTTGTAGGATGAGGAACTGTAGGGCTCGACCCAGATTTCACCTGAAACGGTGTTATCTACGTCTGTCCTATCCGAACGCTTCTTGAGGTTCTTCTCAACTAATCTGCCCATAAGCCTCCTTTCGGGGGTCTATGTTAGGACTAGTTGATGACCCCTTACAGATAATGCCGACGTCCGCATACGCCGACGTACCGGAGCCAATGTGGATGCCACCTTACTCAGGTGGCACTCTTCCC